CTGGGTGGTGGCCGGCATCACGTGCACTGCGGGAGCGCCGGCGGCGTCATACAGCCGCGAGGCGAGGATCTCGTTTTTGGCGTGGCTGTCGGACTTGGAGTCCTTGACGTAATATTCCTTGCCGTCGGCCGGATCGCGGAACTTGCCGCCCGGGTTGCTGCCCAACTGGCCGCCGGTCTTCTTCATCGCCCCGGCGTTGATCGGCGCTTCCTTGTGAGCGCCCTTGATGGTGGCGATGGCTAGCCGCCGGTCGAGCGGCTTGTTCAGGTGATGATGAAGCTCGTCGGGCGAGGACAGTGTGACCTTTTCCGACTCCCAGCCGTGGTCCGCCGGGGTGCCGCCGATCCGCTTGGCGTAGTAGTAGCGGGCCTGCGAAGTGTCGCGCTGGGCGTCGCCGGCGTAGCCGGTCAGTTGCACGTGCAGGCCGGATTCCTCGTAGGCTTCCTTGATCGCCGTGGCGTGCATGCTATCGCCCTGGTCGACCGTGCCCTTGGGGAAGGTGGCGCTGTAGCCGCCGTACTGGTTGGTCGGATGCACGACCCAGGTGTGCCCGTCGGGCTCCTGGATGATCACCCCGGCGCCCTGATGTTTACCGGGAGGCAGCTTCGGCAGTTCCGGCTCGTCGAACTTCGGCGTCTTCGCGGCTTCGGCCTTCCAGCCGGCGGCGTCCTTGGGCGCGGCCCATGATTGGAACGGCACCCCGTGCAGGGCGGCCGATTTGGGCGGGCTGGCCTTGCTGTAGCTGCGCGATTTGGAGAACTTGCCACCTTCGCCGCGCGGGTGCTGCTCTTCCTCGAAGTCAGCGTCGAATGCGCCGAAAGGGCCGACACGGTTGCCCTCTGCGTCATAGACATCGATGCTGCCGTCCTGCGCGACCTTGAGATGCACCACGTCGCCCGGCTTGGGCGTGATGTGGACCTTGTCGTTCTCGCCCGGCCGGATGATGGTGTGCTCGGGCTTCGGCACGACCGGCGCGGGCGCGGGCATCCCCTCGCCGAGCGGAGCATCGCCAGCGCCCTTCTTGGGGCCGCCCAGGCTGGGGACCGTGGTGCCCGGCTCGTAGGGCCGGCCGCCGGCCGGGTCCTGCCCAGCCCCGCCTGGGGCGCCGCCTGGAGGCGCTCCGCCACCGCCACCACCCAGCGGGTCCTGTTCCTGCTCAGGCGGGGTCGGCGCCGGGCTGTCGAGGTCGAGGCCCTGGTAGGGGCTCTCGGGCTCACCGGACAGTTTCTGGCGGATTTCGTCGGGCGAGAGGATGCCGGCGTTGACGTAGATCGCGTCGGTGTCGGCCTGCGACTTGGTCGCCTCGTCGCGCTCCTTGGCGTTGAGTTCCTCGAGCGGCTCCCAGGAATGGGTGATCTCGGGGTCGATCTCGCCGAACAGGTCAAGCTGGAGAAGCTGAAGGATCGTGATCAGGTTTTCATTGAAGAACGTGGTCTGCGAGGCGTGGACGTACTGGCTCCAAACTTGGAGTTCGCCCTCGCTCGATGCATTCAGCCCGGACGGCGTGATACCCAGCAGCACGATCAGCGGGGTGCCGGACACCGACGCCATCTGCTCCTGGGCCTGTGCTTGCAGATGATCGAGGGTGCCGAGCGGTGCGGCGACGTTGGAGAACTCCTCCGACTCCTTGTTGATCATGAAGATCGACAGGTTGTCGCGCAGGTTGTTGAAGATCGCCGCGCGGTTGATCTCCGCCTCGCTGCCGCCGCCGGTCAGGATCGCCCCCATGTCGGTGGCCAGCACCGGCGTGGAGAAGCTATGCACCATGTCGCTGATCGACTGGCGGGTGCGCAGCCAGTTGTCGATATAGGGCTTGGCCATCTGCGACATGCTCATGCCGCCGAACGCGTAGGCCGGCTTGAACAGGTCCGGCATCTCGCGCGAGACGAAGGTGAGCAGTCGGGAGCGGTGGATCTCCCGCGCCATCACGTACCACGTCTTTGGCACGTAGAAGTCCGGCATTAACGGGTCGTTGGCGTTGTAGTTGCCGGGGTAGCACCACACCGGCTCAATCACCCGGATTTCCTTGAGCGAGCCTTTCTTGATGACGCGCGGGTCAACGATCAGCGGCAGCCGCAGCGTCTCGCGGTCTTCGGTGTATCCGGTATCGATGTAGAGATGGGCGCGACCGAAATAGCCATCGAGTTCGGCGAGTCGCTTGAACTTGGCTTGCAGCTTGTGCTTGTCGATCGCCGCTTCGAGTTGCTTGATCTTGTCGCCCTTGTCGTCCTCGCCGGTGGCAACCAGCTTGAACCAGCGGCGGGTCATCTCGCGCGCGACGGTCTCGCTGATCTTACGGTATTCGCTGCGCTGGGTCAGTTCCGCGAGGTACGGATATCCCATCCAGTGCAAATTCTCGGTGTAGTAGCCGCTGTAGCCGCCGCCGAAGAATCCGGACCACGAGTTGTCGTCCATGGCCATCGGGCGCGTGCCTTCGGGCACCACACCGGGCGGCGGGAGCGCTGGGGTGAACAGCCGCTGCATCGCCTCTGGCGTGGCGGCGCGGGTGGTGTAAAGCTCCAGCGGCACGGCGGTGCCGCGCGCGGTGTCCTTCGCCATATCGCTGATGCCGCGCTTGCGCGGCACGATGGGCAGCGGCTGGGGTGTAGGCGCGGCAGGTGGTGCGGACGACCGGAACAGCAAGGCAGCGACGGTGGAGAACAGCCAGTCGCGAAGGTTCATCGGGCTCCACATGAGAACGGCCACCGGGGGGCCGGTGGCCGTTCAATCGGGGCAGCATCTTCATGGCGTTCGTCGCCAACGTGGCCCCGAACTTTAGTCTCCCAGACTTAGTCGCGATCCCGCGCCCAGTAGACGATCATGATCGCGAGGATGATGATCAGCACCAGCCATCCGGAATCCGGGAAGGCCGGCACCATTCATGCCCGGCGGCGCGCCGCCACCAAGCCCAGCAGCCCGACGCCCAGGATCGCAATCCCTGCCGGCTCTGGCACGGATGGCGGTGGCGGCGGGTTGACAGCGGTCTGCGCGGTGAATTCCAGCGCTTGGTAGAAGTCGAACACCTGGGTGGTGCCCAGCGCGTTGGTCACGACGTTGAACGGGTCGGCGAAGGCGCCGAGGCTGCCCATCGGATTGGTCTGCGGCTGTGAGAAGCCGGTGGTGCCCTCGCCGTTGCCCATCCCACCGGGCACCGGGTTGTTGAGGAAGCCCTGGTTGAAGATGTGGTTGGTCTGGTTGAACGGCACGCCGTTGGCATTGCTGAACTGGGTGAAGTCAGCAATGAAGTCGACCGGCACCAGGGACTGCACGCCGACCTGATTCATCGTCCAGTTCACGCCCGGTGTCCCGATCGGACCGTTCACCGAGGTATAGTGGAACACCAGCCAGTCGGTGTTGGCATCCACCGCCACGATCGACGAGTTGAGATTGATGCCGTTGCCGATGCTCTCGGAGCCGACCAGAGGTTCCACATGGGTAAAGCTGGCAGCCGGTGTGCCGGCACCGCCGACATTGACGGTGAAGGTGCTGGCCGGGTTGAACAGGGCGTCGGCCTGGGTCGGCCCGGCGGCGATGGAAACCGCCGTGACCGTCGCGGTTATCAGGCCCAGAGGGAGTAAGGCGTTCATTCGGTGTGTTTCCTTTTCGGTTAGAAAAGGCCCGGTGCCCCAGTGGGACACCGGGAACACCGGGACCTCTTTCGTTAGGCGATTACTTCCGCAGGCTGCGGGCAACTCCAAGACCCGCCAGTCCAACGCCCAGTAGCAGCAGGGACGCTGGCTCCGGCACCGGCGGCGGTGGCGGAGGCGGCGGAGGCGGCGGCCCACCGGGGACATTCACCGGCAGGTTCATGCTCACCAGATCGTAGTTGTTCTGGCTGCCGACCCAGTCGATCTTCAGGTCGGTGAAGTAGTTGGTCGGAAACGGCCCCGAGGTGGTTTCGGAGAACGTGAAGTCGGTCGACGAATTGGCAGCGAGTGCCGGTGAGGACGGCACCACGGCGGTGGAGCCGAAGCAGAACGACGAGTTGTCGCTGCCGTGGCAACCGGTCGAGTTGAGCCCGGTGAGCGGGCTCAGCATGAAGCCGGCCTCCGGGGTGGCCGAGACAAAGCCGGTCGGCTTGGTGAATGACACCGCGTCGAAACCGGCCCGTCCCTTCTCGGTGTCACTGGCGCCGTTGATGCCGGTGATGTTGAGGTCGAAATTGGCGGTGCTCCCCGACACGCTGGTTTCAGTCAGCGTGTAGGTGATGCCGTCAGCGACCAGGGTGATGGGAGCGGCGTGAGCCAGGGAAACTACGGTGGAAACTGCCACCGCCGTCACCCCTCCGAGCAGGAGCTTGCGCATGATCTCAGCCCCTCTTCCGCCGCACCTGGGTCAGACCCAGGCCCAGCAATCCAAAGCCAAGGACCGCCAGGGAAGCCGGCTCCGGTACCGCTGCTCCGGTTGAGGCCGACACGGTGCCGGAGAAGCCCGCCGTGAAGGCCGCGATCGTGCTGCCGTCAATGTGGATGCCCGGCGGCGTGGTTAGGCCGCTGAACGTCAACTGGAGGTCATTGGGTGCCACCAGATCAGCCGCTGCGATCACACTGGACGTCAAGGTCAGATTATCCGGTGGGTTGTTGACGTTGACATCCAGACCGGGACCGCCATTGGTGCCGACGGCGGCATCAGTGAAAGTGCCGGACAGGATGTTGGTGCCACCGCAGGAGGCGGCTGATGTGATGCAGAACGAACCGCTGAAGTGCTGCACCACGAGCCCTGCGACGAGTTGGGCAGCGTCGATTGAGTTGGCGTTCAGAACGAAGAATGCATTTGGCACCGCAGGATTACCCAACAGTGCAGAGACATCGGTGCTGACACCGACGCTGCCAGTGCTGATATCGGTGGACCCACCATTGTCAACTGCGACTATGGTGTTAGCTGTCCCGTTCTGGGCGAAGCTGGCGATAAGGGCGGCGTTGGCGGCGGGTCCGGCCAAGGCCAGTCCTCCGATCAGCGCCGTAGAGGCGAGTAACTTACGCATTGGAGTTCCTTTGCAAAGGTGTCCCGGAATGGAACGGTGCAAAGGTAGCCGGTATCTTTACGCGATGGTTGTAAGTAGTTCCGACTCAGGCCCGGATAACGCGACAGATTATTTCGTTATGTGGTGACTGGCGGCAACCAAACGCCATGAGTGTCAGCTTTCTTTACAGGTGCAGGATCGAGCAGCGCTGCAACCGCAGCACGAAGCTCGACGTTGTGTCGCTCCAGCGCGGCGTTCTCGGTCTCCAGCGCCTTGATGTGGATTTCCATTACCTCGATGCGCTTGCGTAGCTCGCGCACCATGGCGGTCTCTGTGGATGAATTGCTCATGGCGCTGTCTTAGCAAGCGCGCAGCAAGTAAATCAACGTCTGTCTTTACAATACCCGTGGCGGCGTCACGGTCGGCAGCTTCACCAGCCGCACCGAGGTCAGACCCTTCACCAGTTCGCCGCCGAACACCTGGACATCGTAGAGCATCGGCTTGGCGAAGCTGCGCGCCATGATCTTGCCCTGGATGCCCTCGAACTCGACGGTAGAGCCGAGCGGATACGCGTCACTCCAGGGCAGCTTCGGCTCTTCGGTCATTCCTTGACCAGAACACACTCCGGACCGCACTGTAAAGAGGGAACCCGCGTGGAAGGCGTGAGAGGGAGGAAACAAACCCCGGTCCGTTCCACGCGGGCCACCGGCCCTACGCCCTGCTAGGTAAGGGCCGATCGATTACCGGCGCTGCTGCTGCGGCGTCGGCTGGCCACCCGGATCGGTCGGATGGCTCGGCTGGCCACCGGGAGAGGTCGGATGTTCAGGCTGCGGTCCGCCAGGAGAGATCGGTTGCGACGGACGTGGCCCGCCGCCCCACACGTCAAGCGACGGGTCGACCACGGTGTAGCCGATCACCCGCAGCCCGCCGGCCGCGCTGACCGCGCAGATCGCCACCAAGAACTTCTGGCTCGGCAGTTCGTGCCCTGGGCTGCCACCCTGACCCGGCAATCCCTGATCGGGATGCGGCTGACTGCCAGGGAGGCCCTGATCTGGACGCGCCCCGCCGCCGCCGCCAGGAGCGATCGGATGGCTTGGCCGGCCACCGCCCGGCAGCGCGTTGTCCAGGACCGGCGGCCAGATCGAGCCCGGTGGCATCGGATGCCCAGGCGGAAGCTGCACTGGCGGCCAGATACCGACCGGCGGCGGCCAGATGCCGGGAGGTGGTGGCGGGAGCGTGTTGTCGATCCAGGGCGGGGCGCCGCCCCAGATGCCCGGCGGCATGCCCGGCAGTTCGTTGTTCGGTCCGCCCGGGCCGCCGGTGACGATCACGGCTGGCGTTGACGTTGCCATGCTTAGGTCCTTTCAGGGGGTTGGTGGGAATGGGCGACGGCTAGCCGGACTCGACTTGGCACAGCATCAGCTTTACGGCAAATGACGGTTCAGCACGGCGTTGCGGGCCAATGATCTGCCGAACACCACGATGGTGCTGCCCGCCGCCGTGCCGCCGTGCCGCCGTGCTGTTATCGCGCCTAGTGGAATTTCCGGCGGGCCTTTAGGCGAGAGGCGTCTCGAACATCTCGATCTGGGCTGATTCGGGCGTCTCCACCGCGACGTCGGCGAAGAGCGGAAGATCCTCGGTCACCCGCTCGACCGACATGGCGGCATAGTCGCCATTCAGGTCGATCAGCAGCGCGTCGCGTTGCAGCCGGTCACATACGAGCCCTACCGTGCCGCTGCCACCGAACGGATCGAGGACGGTACACGGCACCACGGCGGCCTCGTGCGTGCAGCCGGGCGCCCAGCCGGTGGTGACGCTCGCCATGACCGGCTGGCCAGGGGCGCCAGCCTCGCGACCATCGCGATGAATCGAGCCGTGGTCACCGGCGTGCGTGGCCATACCATCTGGCATCTTCTGCTTGCGGCCGGTGTCGCGCTTCTCTGTCTGCCGCACCCACGGCGCACCACACTCGGCGCAGCATCCCTTCTCGCTGGTCGAGGCGCGGATCAGCGGCGTGATCAGCTTCGGTGGGAAGGTGGCGAAGTGCGCGCGCTTCATCGGCGCCGGGTTGACGTCCAGCGCCAGCGGTGAGCCGTCCGCGTCGCAGATCAGGCCGAGGGGTTCGGGCGCGGGCTTGTCCACTCGTGGAACCGCAGCCTCCGTAGCGACGCCAGACCGGATATAGTCTGTGCCCCGAAAGCGCTTCATCAGCCGTGGCTCTGGTGCCGGCTCTGGCGCGTCCTCCAGGCTGTCGTAGAACAGGTCGCTGTTGCGCATGTTGCGGCCACCCGACAGCACGCCAACGGGATCAACCCAGGTGTCGCATTGTCGCTGCGTGCCGCCTTGCTTCACCGCCTGCTTGCGTGGCGCGTTGCCATCACCGAAGCGATCGAGCGTGCCGTTGCTCTGCGTACGCTTCACCGCCTCTGAATCGTAAAAGTAGCGGCTCGATTTCGAGAACATGAACACGTACTCGACGGCAGAAGCGGGACGATCCCTCGTCGACTCCGGCATCGCGCTGCGCTTCAGCCACGGCAGCATACTACGCAGCCACCATCCGTCGGCCTGCAACGCAATCGCCAGCCGCGCCGGCATCATCATCAGGTCTTTCGGCTTGAGACTGGTCGTCTTTACCTTGCCGAGCCCAGCGCCTCTGCCAGCCTGCAATTGCAGCACGCCCGCATCGGCGTGGTTAGTATGCAGGCCGCCTGGATTGGGACCGCTCGGGTTGCTATTGTAGCTATCCCCCATATTGACCCAGCACACGCCATCGGGCCGAAGCACCCGCTTCACCTCGCGGAATACCTGCACCATCGTGGCGAGCCATTCCTCGGGTGTGGCCTCCAGTCCGATCTGTCGGTCAATCCGCTTGGCGCCGCACTTGCCGCACACGTCGCGATACACGCCATACGCCATGGCGGCATAATCCGCGCCCTGCTCCAGCGTGGTGTTGCCCGAGCGAAAGCGCGCTGCCGGCTTGTGGTCACACGCCGGATCGCCGCCGTCCCACGTGCCGGTATTGTAATCTCTTAGGCCATAGTAGGGGGGCGAAGTCACACACGCGTGCACCGACGCGTCCGGCAAGGTCGGCAGCACAGCGCGGCAGTCACCGCGCAACACACGAACGGTCACGCCGCGCTAGCCTTTCCGGAGATCCACGCTTTGCGGGATCTGCACCGTCGCGGCGGCCCAGACGATCAGACCGGCAAGACCGACGATGCCGACCATGCCAATCATCAGAGCAATCAGCAGCCAGTACCTGATCTCAGCCGTCACCAGAACGTACCCTGTTCCTGGGTCTCGTGGAGCAGCACCTCAAGCTCGCGGCGGAGGTCAATGCGTTGCAGATTGTCGAGGCGCAAGTGTAATTCCTGTTCGATGCTGCGCGCGGCGCGCTCTATTTCGCGTTCCTGGTGCGCGATCTTGCTCGGTGACGAGTTCGCCATTGTGCATCACCTCCGTTCAGGTGTAAAGATCGGATGTCGGGCCAAGGATAGGACGAACACCAGAGCCAATCAGCCCCGACACGGTGCGGCGATGCGGGCCAACAGCCATGCGAGTACCAGGGAGCGGATGCCCGCCGCCGCACCACCTCTACCGGCCCAGCATCGGATGTCTGCCACCGCTGGTCGCCAGCACCGCCTCGGTGCTGATCTGCATCGGGGGCATCCGGATGCCGATGACGTTGAAGGCGCCGGACAGCGCGTCCACCATGTCATCATGGCGGCCGTTGGGGAACTCACGCAGTTCGTTGAGGAACACGCGGTTCCACTGCCGCTGCACGATCGAGAGGTTGCCGGCGGACACTTGGCTGATGATGCCGTTCGCCCGCGTCTCTTTATCCCCGGTCTCCTTGTCGAGCAGCACTTTGTGCCCGGCCAGCTTGGTGACCATGTACGACGCGAACAGCTTGCCGGCGGACCCAGGGTCCTCGGGTAGCCGGATCTGAATCTTCTTCGTGTCCTCCTCGGCCGTCGCCACGATCAATTCCTCGACCTCGCGCGGCATGCAGCGCTTCCGCTTGATGTCCAGCACCACGTAGCGGTCGTCATAGGTGCGTGCCAGCAGCAG